CCTTAAATAATAATACTCTGGTCATTCAAAAATTATGTGACAAGATGGACTTAATCAACAAGGAGGTATAGCATGGGTGACATTGAAAAAACTGTACAGCATATGGTTGACTTAGCCAACGATGATAGACATGGATATTCACAGGTCAATAGATACGGTCCAGACTATGATTGCTCATCGGCTTTCTCTGAATCACTCATAGTAGGTGGGTTTAACGTATCTAAATTTTCCACCACTAGAAATTTATATAATCAGCTTATTAATGTTGGGTTTAAATCTATACCAATTAATACCACTAGAAAGCGTGGGGATATTTTTCTTGCTGTAGGTTCTCATGTTGTAATGTGCGTTGATGCTGATAATATTGTACACGCTTCAATCGATGAAAACGGCGATATTATTGGAAGACAATCTGGCGATCAGACTGGTAAAGAATTTTGTATCCGCTCCTATTATAGTCACCCGTGGGATTATCATTTGAGATACTCTGAGCAAAACACAAATGCAGGTTATACCTATAATGAGGGTTATGACTACACACTACAATATAATATGTGCGTTAGAACAGGTGCTGGAATTATGTTCAGGGCTAAAACACACGATGAATTAACAGTAGATGGGCGAAGGCATGACAAGGATAAAAACGGATGCTTAGACTCTGGAACAGTAATTACAGCTTTAGAGATTAAAAAAGTTGGAAAAGATATTTGGTTAAGATGTCCGTCAGGGTGGGTAGCAGGTGTATACAATGGTGAGGTGTATGTAAAATAATGCCAGATATAACCGCCGCTTATAATTGGGTAATAAGACAATGCAATGCGCCAAATGTTGGATATAGTCAAGCTTACAGACAAGGGCAAATTGTAAATGGGATTAAATATTATGATTGCTCTAGTCTAATGTCTGAAGGCTTAACAGTAGGAAACTTTTTTCAGACAAATCCGTGGTTCACAACGGCCAGTGAACCAGATTATCTAATAGGCGCAGGTTTTACACAGCACCCGGCAAGCGTTGAATGGAATGCTGGTGATATAGTCTGGAGACGTGGACACACTGAAATGGTCTATCAAAATAGAATCACCATGGGTGCTCATACTGACACATATCCGTTAGATCAACAAGTGTCCATCAATACGTATGCAAGCGATCCCGCATCATATACGTATGTATATAAATATGGAAACGGAGCACTGCCCGCAAATAGTTACAACGTTTGGATGGGGTGGGTTCAAAATGAATCTGGATTCCCTTACGGCAGTACGCAATCTCTCGCAGTAATGGGCGACAGAGGGAGAGCTTATGGAGCATATCAGTTTGACTATAGATATGGATTAGTGCCCTTCCTGGAGTATTGTGTCAATAATTACCCACAGTTTAACGGGTTTACGCCATTCATATCATTGGGGGCTGGAAATACTCAGCTAGTAAATAACAATATCCTACATTCATTATTTGCGAATTATGCAATTAATTATACAGCGGATTTTCTAGCGGCACAAAACGCCGTAGCTATAGAACAATACTTACAGCCAGCTATTGATTATATTACTAACAATTATAATTATGATATTAAGGATAAAGGTGCAGTAGTATTAGGTTCACTGTTTTCCATGGCTATCCGTAGCGGGGCAATAACAGCGGCTAGAAAATATGCAAATTGTGCAAATATATCACCTGTCGATATCATAAATTATACATATGATACTTACGGTGACGGAGACGCTGGAAGATGGCTGCCCGGCACACCTATCTCACAAAGGGATAAAGCTTTAAACGCTTTAGTAACAGGTGATGATATTTTTGATTTAAATGCGGGCGGAGGTGAACAACCGCAACCACCTCAAATACAAGAGTCAAAATTACTGTTCATGTATTTAAAAAATGAAAGGAGAAATAAAGGATATGGCTATAAGAACCACAGAAGAATTATTGGATATCGTTAGAAGGCGTATCGGTGATGATATCTCAGATGATGCTATTCAGTTAGTAGAAGATGTTACAGACACGTTGAGAGATTGGGAGAGTAGAGCCAGCGTTGATTGGGAATCCAGATATCGAGAGAATGATGATGAATGGAGAAGACGGTATATGGAACGCTTTAATGCTTCAGCCGATGCAATCACAACGCCGGAAAGAGTTGTAGAGGAACAAAAAGAAAATGTTTCAGACGATGGTAAGAAAAGAACTTATGAAGAATTATTTGAAGAAAGAGAGGGTTAATAATTATGCCAACTAAACCTCAGGTAAAAACGCTTAATGCTAATTCAGTAGAAATTTTAAATACTCTTAGAGCAAACGCAAGTCTCAACTATCAGGATATGATCCCCTACGCAGAAGGCTCACTTGATTCTGTTAGAGAAATTGGTGCAATTATCATGCAGTATCCAGCTTTACAGAATGAGTTTTTATCTGCTCTTGTAAACAGAATAGGCATGGTGCTTGTAACGTCTAAGTTATATCGCAATCCCTGGGCATTTATGAAACAGGGAATGCTTGAATTTGGTGAAACAATCGAAGAAATTTTTGTTAACATTGCAAAACCGTTTGAATTCAATCAGGAAAGGTCTGAAACCACAATTTTCAAACGGGAAATTCCCGATGTAAGAGCGGCTTTTCATGTAATGAATTACACCAAATTCTATAAGGCCACTATTTCCAACGATCAGCTTCGCCAGGCATTTTTGAGCTGGAACGGAATTACTGATTTAATTGCTAGAATTGTAGATGCTATGTACACAGGTGCAAACTACGACGAATTTATAACCATGAAATATCTTCTTGCAAAACACTTGATTGCTGGAAATATTTATGCTAATCAGATTGACACAGTTTCTACCGAAAATATGAAATCTATTGTAGCAACTATTAAGGGCGTTTCAAATTCTTTAGAATTTTTGAGCAATAAATATAACTACAATGGTGTAGAGACTTACACAAACAAATCAGATCAGTATATACTGGTTAACGCAAAATTTGACGCCACCATGGATGTTGAAGTTTTAGCTTCCGCTTTTAACATGGATAAAGCTGAATTTATGGGTAGACGTGTTCTTGTGGATAGCTTTGGAAACCTTGACAATGCGCGCCTTAAATTACTGTTCGCTGAAGACCCTAATTTCACAGAAATATCAGAAGATGATTTACAGGCGTTGGACAATATTCCGGCTGTAATGGTTGACAGATATTTCTTTATGATATTTGACAATTTTTATAACTTCACTGAGCAGTATAATGGTGAGGGCCTTTACTGGAACTATTGGTATCATACATGGAAAACATTTTCTATTTCACCGTTCCATAATGCGGTTGTATTCGTTCCAGGCGAACCGTCTATCACTAGCGTAACAGTAGAGCCTTCAACGGCTAGTGGCTCTGTAGGTTCAACTATACAGCTAAGCGCTGAAGTTGTTAGCACAAACTTTGCTCCTAAAACTGTTACCTGGTCTAGCAGTTCGGAAAACGTGACAGTAAATTCTAACGGACTTGTAACAATTGGAACTGGGGCAAGCGGCTCAGTTACTATTACAGCTACTAGCACATACGATACGAATAAATCCGGAATCTGTACAATCACAATATCATAAGGAATGAGGGCGAAAGCCCTCTACCTTAGAAAAGAGTTCATATGTATATAACACCAAATACGCAACTAAGATTATTATATGATATACCACTTGATAATACATATAAAAACACGCTATACTTTGAAAGTATGTCACAACAGATTAATTTCTTTCTAGGTAAAACTAAACTCAATTTTACCGAACTATCTTATCAAAGAATAGATGATGGTGTATTAAGAATAGACGTTAATCCGGGCGATGTATATAATTGTAACTATATGATGTTTCAAAACACAGCATATGATAATACATGGTTTTACGCTTTTATTACAAATGTACAATATGTAAATAATGCTTGCACATATATCTATTATGAAATTGATGTAATGCAGACATGGTTTTTCCATTGCACATTGAAAGAGTCGTTTGTTGTTCGTGAACATCCATTAACAGATAAACCCGGCGATAATTTACAGGGAGAGAGTCTTCCTATTGGAGAGTATGTGTGCAATTACACATCTAAAGCAGGATTAAGCCAGAGTCATATTATAATCATGGCTCTATCTGCCGGAGTAGTGTCAGGCGGAGCAAGAGGTATGATGTGCGGTATATATCAAGGAATAGAATATTATGGGTATGATATCACAGAAGACGGTGTGAACAGGTTAAACAACGACATTGATACAGTAACCGAAAAGAATCAAAAAGATGGTATTGTATGCATATTCATGGCTTCAAAAGAATTTTTTGATATGACTCCATTTAATACATCGGTTGTTAAAAATTATGAGCATAGCAGAAGACCATCAAATTTAGACGGATATACGCCTAGAAATAAAAAGTTGTTGACATATCCTTATTGTTTTGTTTTGGTTAATAATTCAATGGGCGCAACTGCAACTTATAGGTATGAATTTTTTGACGAAACAAAAAATAATATGTTGGTTACATTTGAATTGTCTGGTGAAGTTAGTTGCAACCCTAGTGTTTTACTACAACCTAAAAATTATAAAGGTGCAACAAACGGATATAATGAATGTTTGGTTATAGACGGTTTTCCACAATGTCCCTACGCAATTGATTCTTACAAAGCATGGGTAGCTCAAAACGTTGGTGTTTTTGGAATAAATATGATTACTAATATTGTGACAGGTCAACTATTACAAATGGCTATAAATGGGCCATCTAATGATGGACTCAACCTAATGAACTACTTAGGTGATGTGAATAATCAAGAGCAAAAAAATATAACTTCAACTATGGCCGCGGTGCATACTGCTGGATCACTCTCTAAACAAACTGCTTCAGCAATTGCGGAATCTAGCAGAGGACTTGCCATACAAGGATCTATCAGTGGAAATGCCATGTATGCTAGAGGTGCACTTGACTTTTGGTGCTACAATATGTCTATTAATGCTGAATATGCTAGAAAAATTGATTCATATTTTGACATGTTCGGATATGCCACAAACGAAGTGAAAGTCCCTAGACTATCCGGAAGACCACACTGGAACTACGTTGAAGTAAAAAATTGTAATATAAATGGACATTGCCCGTCTTCAGATTTATCATTAATAAAAAGAATATATGAGCGTGGAATAACTTTTTGGAGAAATGCTGATGAGGTGGGCGATTACTCGCTAGATAATAGCGCACCATTTTAAGGAGCTTATATGGGTAGAAATAGAAACTTTTGGGAAAGTAGAAAAAGAAATAATCAAACCTTTATCATGTATTATGAGCGTCTATTATCTATAGCTATATCGCGGTTTAAGTGGAACAATTTACCACCTAGCGTAGATAGTAGATTTTTAGAGCTAGTATTGTGTTGTAAAGGTTATGCATGTTTTTTCAGAGATGACGTTATGGGGTATTTAGCATTGGAATCTACGATAGGTGGTGAGTTAACCGTCTATAGAATACCAAAGTATAGAATGGCATATGCCACAAACGGTTATCAGATGAATTTAACAAATGAAGATAGTGTTTTAATATTTAACAATTTAATTCACACCCCTAGTATGCTTGATATAGAACTGTATGCTTTAAAACTATATGAAATAGATAGGACAATTGATATTAATATAAAAGCACAGAAAACTCCTATCTTAATCACATGCGCAGAAAATCAGTTACTTACACTTAAAAACTTATATCAACAGTATGATGGAAATGAGCCTGTTATATTTAAAGATAAATATATTGACACAAAAAATTTAAGCGTTTTAAAAACTGACGCTCCATATGTATGTGACAAACTTACAGAACTTAAAACGCAAACATGGAATGAGTGCCTTACTGCTCTAGGTATATCAAACGTGAGTTACCAGAAAAAGGAAAGATTGATTTCCGATGAAGTTTCCAGATCAATGGGCGGAACAATGGCAAATAGGTTCAGCGTTTTAGAAGCACGTAAACAAGCTTGCGATCAAATTAACAGAATGTTTCCTGAATTAAATATAAGTGTTGAGTTTAATGAAGTCCTTAATATAGTTGATGATAAAGAAATTTTAGGGGAAAGGGGTGAGGAAGAATGAGTGTATATACAGCCCAGCTAAAAACCATCTGTGAATCATTTGCAGGGTTTACTTCCCCGGCTGGATATGACGAAATTGGTAACGTTATTAATCTTGCAAGACCTAAAATTTTTAGATTCAATTACCCTATATTTGACATTGACTATAAACCCGTGCTTGAAACAAAAATAATAAAACATTATTTTACAAGAGAAATATGTTGGGATACGGTTGGCCGCTGGTTACTTGAACTAGATTCTAGGTTTAATGTAATCATGCCGTATTATAATAAATTGTATGAGTCAGAGTTAATCAAATTTAATCCCATGTTTGATACTGATTTATACAGGACTTACAACAGGAAAAAGGATGAAAAAAGGGATATTAATGAAAACAGGAATGGGGAATCTAACACCAATACAACAAGCAATTCAGAAAGCTATAATTTATTCAATAATACGCCACAAGGTGGTCTGGATGGTATTGACAGCATGAAATACTTGACAACAGCCACAAAAGACACGGTTAATAATTCTTCTAACGCGACAAGTAATTATACTGGAAATATGACAAACAATCAAACGCTTAATAACCTAGAGGATTATATAGAGCATGTGTCAGGGAAAAACGGGACAGAGAATTATTCAGATATGCTGAATAAATTTAGAAGCACGTTTTTGAATATAGATGCGGATATTATTGGAGAATTAAGCGATCTCTTTTTCGGTATTTATTAATCAGAAAGGAGGTTAAAATGTTAAAACCTTATTACGGGTGTTGCAGGTTCACTAGAATTCTTCCAGTAACTTACACTGATTCAATTTCTCCATACGATCAAATGTGTAAAATACAAGATAAAATCAATGAAGTAATAGAAGCGTTGAATAATATCAATGTTGATTTTGAGAATTATGTGAATCAGAAAATAAGCGAATTAAAAACATATGTTGATAGTGAAAATCAAAAACAAACGATTTTGCTAGAAAATGAAATCAATGCTGTTGATGGAAAGCTATCAACATTTATCGAAACAACGTATGCTGACTTTGTAACCGAAACAGGGCAGAAATTCAATGAAATATACGAAGAAATTTCAAAAAGAATTTTTGAAGTATATTCTTACATTGATAGCGCCGATAACAGTATCAAACAGCTAATAGCCGTAGAAATAGAAAAGCTTAAAAAATATGTGGATGAAAGCATTCTAGGAAAAATACTTATTTTTAATCCAACCACAGGATATAAAGAAAGCATCGATAAAGTTGTAAATGACATCTATGATACATTAAGATATTGGGGAGTTACAGCTTTAGAATTTGATGACTACGGCATAACCTGTACATCATTTGATAACATGGACTTAAGTGCAATTAAATTTGATGTATATGGTAGAGAATGGTTTGGAAAATATTATCCACACTATATTTTCGACTTTGAAAACGGTAGCTATGATCGAATACAGGATGTGCTGTATAGATTTGTTCAGACTACCAGACCACTATCAATAGAAGCCAGCGCGTTTGATGGAAAAGACAAAGACGCAACTACATTAGACGGATATGCTTTTACTGCATATACATTCGATAGTACAGCTTCTCAAATTATTTCATAAAGAAAGGAAAAAAAAATGAGTGCTACAAATAAGACAGCTAATTATGAATTACCGGAATTCATTGGAACTGATAAACCTAGTTGGTTAACAGATTTTAATGGTGCAATGACTAAGATTGATACTGCTTTGCACGATCTTAGCAAGGGACAGGCAAGCGGCGTTACTAAGCAGTATGTTGATGAACGGATTGCTACAGTGACTACAGCATTAAATAATCTACAGGACGATGTGGACGCTATTACTGCTAAACTTAAAAATTACCTTACTGTTGGTACTGCTCAGGATGGTATCACAGCAACACAGTACGATACACTGAAAGTAAATGCATAAAGAAAGAGAGGTTTAATAATGGGAGCTACAAACCATACGGCTAATTATGATCTTCCACAGTGGATAGGAACAGATAAGCCTACTTTTTTAGGAGACTTGAATGACGCTTTTCTTAAAATAGACACTGGAATGAAGACAAATCAGAGTGAAATTAGTGGCGCTGTAAGTGACGCTGGAAATGCACTTGCAAAAGCCACTAGCGCTGAACAAGCGGTAAACACGTTAACCCCGCTTGTAAATACGGCTAGTGAGAATGCAAGTCAGGCTTTAACTACGGCTAACAATGCCGCTAGTACAGCTAATACGGCTAATACAAATGCTAATGCGGCTAAAACAATAACAGACCAAATAAGCGTGGGGGGAGGGTGGACAACCTTCACAAATTGCACTTTAAATGCAAATACTTTTACACCTAATGCTGCTATATCCGCACTAGGCCATAATCTTGATCCCGCCCTTAAAGTTAGTTATAACAGCACTCTACAATTAATGACATTTGTTGGATCTTTGAGTGTAAGTGAAAATGGTGATAGTTGGATATTACTATGCACATTACCATCTGGAATACCTAAACCTACTACTGAGAGAGGATTAGTAAATTTTGGGTGGTATGTAGCCGGATATAATAATTTATTTCAAGTTAGGTACGCCTATATGGATGTAAGTGGAAGAATTTACTTAAATGGTGCATTATCACCTGGTTCATATTGGATTCAGTCAACATATGTGACACG